GATGACTTGGGAAGAGTTGCGTTTTGCTTTGTTAAGTCTCTACCACCAACGTTTGATGGAGTGGCATGCCATCAAAGACATCATGGCGTCAGAAAACATTGAGATCGACTGGGATCATCCAACCGACCTCGAATTAGCTGAACTCGCCGCCGCCTGTGGATATCGAGACGACGACGAGGATGATGACGATGAACTTCAGCCCTTCTGAGCTTCGTCAAGTTGAATGAGGCGGTCCAGATACCACTGAGCTTTCTTCAGTGATTCTGTACCGCCTTTGTGACGTTCACGCCAGGTGTACTTTAAATTGTTTCCCTTACAGTAACCACGGAATTCTTCGGCGGTTAAAGCTGCTTCAATGGCTTCAATGCACTCAATGCCGCCATCTGTATAGTGAGCGGGGTGATTGACCACATCCTCTTGGACCACAGGAGGCTCTTCTTTGGTGGCCCAAGGTACTGGACAAACACCTCCAGGGCAATCTACACCCACGGCAACCACTGTATCAACAACCGTACTTATTGGTTCAAACCATTCATTGCTGCTGGTAGAGCCTCTTGAATCCCGTGCCATCTTAAAGTTTGCTAAAATTTAAGGGTAGCAGAGCTGCAACTCTCTACCCACGGCAACCACTACAACTGGTCACATGGACATCCTACCTGGTTTTAAGCTCTGCCGCAAAGGCTTGCATCAGTACCCTGCAGGCAAAAAACGATGCCCTAAATGCAGGCAGTTCCTTAATGAAAAATGGAATAAAGCAAATAAAGAAAAACGCAGAAAACATCAGGAAAAATATCGCAATACGCATCCGGACCGCATAAAAAAATCACAAGAAAAATACAAAGAAACAAATCCTCTTGGCTTTCAAAAGGCAAGAAAAAAATGGGAAGGAAAAAACAAAGATAAATTGCGTAAGTCTAAACGCAAATGGCGTCTCTTAAATAAAGGACGAGTAAACAGCTGGTGCGCTAAAAGACGTGCATTCAAAAAACAAGCAATACCCCCCTGGGCAAATAAAAAAAGCATTGAACAGGTTTACAAAAAAGCTGCGGAATTAACAAAAAAGACTGGTATTAAACATGAGGTGGATCATATTTATCCGCTACAGAGTAAATACATGTGTGGATTGCACGTGGAAACAAATCTTCAAATTTTAACAAGAGAACAAAATCGGGCCAAAAGCAACCGCATATGGCCCGGTCAATTTGACTGTCAAAAAGATTAACGGCGCAAGCCTTTTCGTTTAGCAGAAAGCACTAGCTCGTTTTCAGTAGGTTCGCCAAGCTCTAATACAAGCGTCCTAGGTTTTGGTGACGCGCCCATTGCTAAACCTTCCTCGGCACTTGGAATGTAGCCCGTTAGTCCAGGGCGTTCTTGGTTTCCTTCCAGGGCCAGATTAGTGCGCTCAAATCCTTGTTCAGGTAGTACTAATCCACGGTTAAAGTGGTCGTAAAGCGGAACGTCGTTCTCAAAGTTATCGAGGGGTGCGCCAAAATCTTCTTCATCAAGACAGCGGCACTTTACCTCGTCTTGTACAAATGCGTCTAAAAAACCTGCAGCGGAATTCATCACGGCTTTAATCGATTTAGTCCTTTTACAATGATAAGATGGCTAACCAATTTAGACCTACTTACGATCCAGGGATTAACTCTGGTACCTCTGGAGCTGAGGTAACAGACCTTAATCCGGAACAGGCTTACGACACGGACTTACGACGCATTTCAGCGGATTCCCGTGGGTCTGCCGAATCTGTAAATGACGATCAAGGCCGCGTTGCTAAATTTATGCGAGCAGCAAAAACCGCTGGCGAGTACCAGAAACGCAACTTAGTGCGTGAACCAACCAGTGCAACGGCAGGTGATTCGGGTGGGCGTGCCGGATCTATTGGCTACGCCCGTAAACCGAAAGAACAGTTTGGTAAAGCCTTTGGTTAAACCTGAGAAAAGACCACGTTGTTTGGTTGGTCTTGGTACTTACCTTTCCGGTCTTGGTACGTGGTATGACAAGGATTACCACGATAGAACAGCAGTTGCGTGATCCCTTCATTTGCATAGATGCGATTGAAGAGCCCAGTGCAATTACTGATTTCAAGCGTCAGGTAACCTTCCCATCCACTTTCGGCTGGCGTAATGTTGACCAGGATACCTGAACGTGCGTAAGTAGATTTACCAACGGCAACGACAGTGACATCACGAGGAAGCTTCAGGCGTTCTTGGGCAACGCCAAGACAATAGCCGTACGGAGGGAGCAAGAAGTACTGGCCGCGTTCGTCCTCTAGGAGGTCAGCAGGCTTCAGGATGTCAGGATCAAAGTTCTTTGGATCGCAGTCACCAGCTTGTACCTTGCCAAAGATCAGGCATTGCGCAGGAGACAAACGGATGTCATAGCCGTAAGAGCTAAGGCCATAGCTAAGAAGCTTGCGTCCATCTTCTTTGTTGACCAAATGATCCACAAAAGGTTCGATCATCTGGTCGTCTTCCGCCAGTTGCTTGATCTCCCAGTCGGCCAGGACGCTCATAAATCCCTGTAATCGTCCTTCAGTCTACAGAGATTACACAAGAAGGTGTCCGCGCTCCCCATAAATTTTTACGAAAGAATCCACAGCATCACCAGAGGAATCCTGTGGTGGCAGGTACACAAGAAATGAGGTGCATGTGCGTTTCCTATTTACCTCTCCGTCTTTGTGGCACATGACATAAGGTGCACTTCTTAAAATGCACATCGGGAACTTAAAGATCTTGGGCTCGTAACGAATCATGTCAGGGCAGTTGCTGAAATAAAGACCTTGCTTTATCTCTTTTGTGAGCCATGCATGGTACATTCTGCGGAACCAAACGGCATGGGACGATGTCAGGGTCAAAGAAGAAGCCCTTGTCATCTTCCATTTTTCATGCTTTTGATCCCAGAAGTAGGCACCCGCTGGTGGAAACAGGTAACAACTTCCGTACCACTGTTGTGCATTCAACCCATCATCCGTTGGTGTGTAATAATTCTCTGCTTCGATATACTCATTAGCAACTTTGGAACTAGCCACATCAAGAGTGATGCCACCCAACAGCTCGTTGGCAGCAAGTACCAAGTCTTTATTAGTGATCAACTCGACGCCTTCATTGCGAGCTGCAACGCCACGTACGCCTTTTTCAGCCATTACTCTGCAGTCTTGTTGTAATCAATCTCGAAATAACGCATGCCTTCGTCATCATTGATGATATAACCAGCTTTTTCCGTTGGATCAATCTTCTGCGCTGCTCCAAGGATGCGCCTAAAAGTTTCAGCCAGATCACCGTCGTTATTCCGCTCGCAATCTTCTTGTGCTGTATGGAGCTCTTTCAAAGTCCAAAAGAACATAGAGCGTTCTTTGTTGCGTGGCTGGAACACCATGACACCTGGGCCTTCGATTTCCCACATCTTGCAGTATTGCTCGCCCATATCACCAAGAATTAACTTGATTGTTGCATCAAGCATCTTGGCTTTTTTTTCATCAAGCTCTGGTCCAATCACAGAAGCAATTAGTTTTTCACGTCGATCCATCTTTTAACAATCCTTGGCGGTGTAATGATTCCAGGAGCTTAGGCGTTGGTTGGTACAGTACAACCAATTTGCCTAGCACTCCACGTTTTTTAACAAGTTTTCCGTTTTCATCCCTTACCTTATCAAATTCTCCAGACCGGATAAGGTATTCAGCCACGCAACGTAACCTTCGTTTCAAAGGCAGTTCTGCTTGGGGGAATTTGCCGCAGATTGTATCTGCGTTCAGATCATGGAATGCAAGACGTAATCGATTGGCAAGAGTCATACCAGAGTTGGCGTCCTCTTCTTCGTAGTTTTTTAGGTTTTCTAGGTACCTGCGCAGGCAGCCATCATCAAATGATCCAATGGGTGGCAAGAACATCTCCACTTGCCTGATCAACGATTCGGGCAGCATTTCCTCATGGTTCTCAACCGTTACAGAACCAAGATCAATTCCCTGGAAACGATGAGCCATTATTCAAGGAAGCCCCGATTGTTTTTGTATTGGTCATAATGTGCCCGTAGATTTTTTAAATCAAGGTTTTCGTTCTTGGCAAAGGATTGAATCAGTCGATTCCAAGGGATCCGGAGGACTGCTTTGCGGTGTACATCAGGAGAAACATTGACATAATGAATGCCTTCTACCCAGCCTTTATCTGGGGTTTTTCTTCCGATAGAAATCCAGTTACGGATGGTTTGGTCTGAGACGCCCAGGCGTTTACCACATTCTTCTGTTGAGATGTACTCATCGGCAAAAGCCTCTGGATTTAATGCGTCCGTTTCTCCTGTCGAATAACGGCTGTGCCACATCGAACCAAGGATATTCTTAATGCCTTTTAGCTCGTACGCAATATCCTCTAAGCTTTTGCGTAGTCCGTACTGCATACTGCACATCCTTTGTTTATATGTTAGTCTTTGGGAAAACAATTTGCGACCATGGAAGAGCAGATTCCCCCTAGTCAGCCGCCAATGCCCCAAACACTAGAAGGGCAGATCACGCCTGAGATGCTTGCTCAGATGAAGGCTAGGGCACGTGAGCTTGCCATCCAACAAACCATTGCACAACAAGCAGCAATTCCACAGCAGCAACCTCAGGTTGTTTATGTGCGACGCAATTTAACAGTCGCTGAAATCCTGTTGGTTATCCTGCTTTCCTGCGGGATTGTCACAGGAATCCAATGGTCCTGGAACATTGTAACGAATGTTTTGCCACGTGTTGAGATTAAGGTGCGCTAAATAAGCCGATCTATAATGTAGAGAAGGAATTGCGTAGTTAGTAGGTGGCAAACCGTAGGATCAGTGAATTCCCTGCCATCAGTGGGGGCGAGATCGATGAACAGGACCTGTTAACGCTCGTCCATGTCTTCGAGGTTGACCCCACTTTACGCAACAAAAAAATTACCTTTACTCAATTCAAAGAATATCTCAATGAGTATTACGCACCTGCCAGTGGTGCAACCTTCAGTGGTAACGTCACAATCTCAGGGAACCTAACGGTTTCTGGTACTAGCTCATTCAATTCAATTACAGCTTCTGGATCTAGTACATTCAGTGGGATTGTCGTTCAAAACAATGCGGTTGTCAGTGGTACCGTCAGTGGTCTGACCATTACCGGAACCAACGTACAAGGCACCAATGTCAACGCAGTTACTGCCACGGTTACGACTGCAACCGGTACGACAAGCGCTTTTACATCTGGCGTTTACCAAAACTTATCAGGTGCCACGATCACAGGTGGTATTGTCCGCTCGCCATCTGGTGTATTCACCAATCTGAGCGGTGTCACAATCACTGGTACTACCGTCGCAGCAACCACGGGTACGTTCCAGGTCCTTGGTACGCCGATCCTGAATGTAAGCGGAAATCTTTCCGTTGCTAGTGGCTTAACAGTTACTGGTACTGCTCAATTTAGTAGTGGTGTTCAGGTCACAGGAACATTATCCGGAACAACGGTAACTGGATCTACAGCACAATTCACAAGTGTCACTGGTGTATCGGGTGTTTTTACAACACAGTTATCTGGTGCAACCATTACCGGAAATACGGTACAAGCTTCTAATCTCACAGGTGTTTCCGGTACCTTTACAACCAGGGTTTCTGGGGCAACCGTAACAGGGAATACGGGTGCTTTTGGTAACGTCTCTGGCATCTCTGGCGTTTTTACACAGTTTCTTTCGGGTGCAGTCATTACTGGTGACACTGGACTTTACACAACACTTACTGGTGTATCCGGTACATTCACCAGAGTTTCTGGTGCAACAGTCACTGGTAACACAGTTGCTGCAACGATTGTTTCTGGTGTATCCGGTGTCTTTACTAGCCAGTTATCGGCTACCACAATTACCGGCGCGTCAGGCGTTTTTACAAATCTGACAAGTACGTCCGGCACATTCACCACTCAAGTTTCAGGTGCAACCGTTACCGGTAACATCGGCACCTTTACTTCTTTGACGGGGGCAACCGGTACATTTACCACACGTGTTTCCGGTCTGCTTGTCACAGGAGACACTGGCAGCTTCACGAATCTGACCGGTATCGCAGGCGTTTTCACTACCAGTGTTTCTGGAGCCACAATCACTGGCAATACGATCCAAGGTACGTCTGGCGTCTTTACCAATCTTAGTGGTACGACGTACACAGGAACAACAGTCAATGCAACAACAGGTGTTTTCCAAACACTTGCAGCAATTAACCTTGCTTTTACTAACACGACAGTATCAGGCAACCTTAACGTCCTTGGTTCTAGTTTCTTTGCTTCAGGTGTCCAGATCACTGGTACCCTTAGTGGCACAACAATTACAGGTACTACGGTTCAATCGGTTACAACCTCGGCAACAACCGGGACATTTACTTCATTAACAGGAACAACAACCACAGGTGTAACTGCAACATTTACAACTGTTTCTGGTGTAACGGTCACTGGTGCAACCGGCACGTTTACAAACATCACTGGCAGCACACTTAGGGTAACCACACCTTCTGGAGCAACCCCAGCCATTGTGTGTTCTGGCGTTGTTTCAGGTAGCGCAAGTGGATTTGTAATCCAGGGACCACTAATTATTCTTCCGTAATTTTCTCGGCTAAAATAAACAAAAAGAGACAACAAAATGGCGTACGGCACTATTAAGGTTGATACAATTACTTTCACCGATGCGGGTGTTGATAAGAGCATTGCAATTTCTGGTTTAGTTCAGAATCCTACCTTTACGGGAAACGTGACGGTAACCGGAACTATCTCCGGTAATACCGTACGAGGCCAAATAGTTTCAGGTGTTACTGTCACTGGTACGACGGCTCAATTTACCAGTGGAACATTTGTTTCGTTAACGGGCACTACTCTTCAAGGAACAACAGCAACTTATACGAC